ATACAGCAAGCCCGTCTAGAGAATTCTTATTTGATATGGCCTCACTAACAGGGGCGACAGTAATCAGCGAAGAGATGGGAATGATGCTTGAAAAGGCGGATATAACGTTATGCGGACGAGCGGATAAGGTGATTGTTACTCGTGATACTACGACTATTATCGGAGGTCGTGGCGACACATTGGAAAGGGTTGTTACTATTCAGATGGAAATTGCCGCAACGACGAGCGAGTATCAGAAAGGTATGCTTGAGGACAGACTCGCTTCACTTACGGGCGGTATCGGCGTCATTCGTGTGGGAGCATACACGGACACGGAGTTCAATACAAAGAAATACAAGTTCGAAAACGGTATCAATGCGACACAAGCCGCTTTGCAGGAGGGGATACTAGCGGGCGGGGGTGTTGCTTTAGTAGATATCGTCCCGCGTGTGGAAGAAAGTATGTTCAAAGTGGCCTTATTCGCACCACTAGAACAGATGGCGAAGAATGCTAACGTTCTCTTAAATGTAGGCAATACTTCTGGTTGGGGTACTGATTTTAAGACTAGAGAAAGGGTCAACATGTTTGATGCCGGTATCATTGATCCTTACAAAGTCACTCGCCTCGCGCTCGAATCAGCGACAGCGATCGCCATGCAAATTGTCGGTATGGAAACGGCCATTGTTACCGTAAAAGAAGATGACAAAACAAGCAAATAAGCAGTATTTCTCGGTGCTTCATTGGATATTGGAGAGGGGCATTGTGAGTGAAAAGGGAGAGCTGTTCGACTATAAAGATCGTGCCTTTTTACTGGATATTTTGACAGACTTTCATCCAGATATAGTTGTCGCAGCGTGTGCACAGGTGGGAAAGTCTATTGTGTTTTCGTTAAAGACACTGTTTGCGGTAAAGCATCTTGGCATGAATGTTATTTATACATTCCCCACAGAGTCCGATACTAACGAATTTGTCTCTTCAAAGTTTAATAAACTTATACAAGCGAATTCACATGAGTTCAGGGGGATGGACTCGGATTCTATAGAAAGAAAGGAGATAAACGGACGATTTATTTTCTTTAAGGGAACTATATCAAAAACAGCCGCTATTTCGACCACAGCTGACTTGCTCGTTCATGACGAAGTGTCCCGGTCGGACCAGCTTGCTATAGAGACCTATAAATCTCGCACTAAAGCAAGCGATTACAAGGGCCGATGGTTATTTAGCAATCCCGGATCAGAGCGCGATGAGCTCGATCTCGCGTGGCAAAAGAGCGACCAAAGGGAGTGGGAGATAACGTGTTCGGAATGTAAGGACCAACACGTCATGGTGTGGCCTGATAGCATTGATAAGGAGAAACGAGTATTTATCTGTCGAAACTGTAGGGCAATCATAAGTGATGAAACCCGACGCCGTGGAAAGTGGGTAGCACAGAATACAGGCTCAAAAATTCATGGATACCACATATCACACTTAATGTTCTTAAAAGTGTCTGCTGATGACATTATCAAAGATTCGGAGGGCGATCCTGCATACTTTAACAACTTCATTCTTGGGAAGACATATTCTCCTGGGGACCTATCAATTTCGAAGTCAACTATCCTTGACATTTGGACACCAAAAGACCTACGAACGGGTAACGTTTTTCTCGGTGTGGACGTGGGGAACATGAAACATTACTCGGTGCGTAGTGAGAAAGGTATCCTTAAAATAGGGCGTTTCACGGAATGGAAGGATTTGGACGATATTATCTCCATCTGGAAGCCGACTGCGGGGGTAATCGATGCTATGCCTGATAATACAGCCGCGAATCATTACGTCTCCACATACCCGTTCATGAAGATGAGTTATTTTCAAGAAAATGCGAACAATCCACAGACAATCGTATGGTGGGGAGAGAATGATAAATACGGCATTGTGTATTCACACCGTGATCGTATTTTGGACCGCATGTTCACTGATATGCTTGAAGCGAAATTCCTTATAGCCGTGTCGACGGACGCGCAGTTTCGAGAATATATCAAGCATTACGAGACGCTTCGACGTGAGAAAGTGGTGAATAGTAAGGGAATAGAGCGATATATCTGGGCGTCTACAACGGGGGTGGACCACTATGTCTTTGCAGACCTGTATAGTTATCTGGCCATGTTGGGATCGGGATCAGGCACGTTCTTCGCCGAAACTACAGCGTCGGATAAGCCGTCGGTATTGGGTGCAGATAATGTATACGACGTTTCCCGTGCGTTTAGCGATAATAATGCGAACTATGCCCCCGAAAATTGAAGTCGCAGTATACATGCCTGATAATGAGGCTCGACAGTTTCTGCTGTTCAAAGAGCATTTTGATGTGTTCATAACGCTTGTTGAAGCTCATGTATTCGAACAGCACAATGCCTCGATCGTACTTAATTTTGACAACAACGGCGTGCTTCAGGTTATCGAAAGGAAGGATAGGTTGTATTCGCGCAGGCACTTGCATGAATAAAAGTGTGTTATAGTTTCTTTACATACATGCCCTATCCAAACCAAGGAGGGCTGTCCCTAAACGGGCAGCTCTTCTTTTTCTATGAAAATTGATATTGCCACATTCGAAGATACAGAACTAAGCCGTCTTGTTGATAATCGATGGGAATCATCGAAAGATATTTGGGACACAATAGAGAAAGTATATAAACAAAATACTGCGATTTATGAGAATAAAGGGGCGTGGCTTGACCTTCTTCCAGAGCGTCGGCGCAACTTTGCAGTTCAGGCGAACAGAATTTTTGTGAATGTAGAGTCAGTGATAAATGCCGTCATTGCTAATCCACCGGGCCTCAATATGATTCCGACGCGCGATGGTGAATTAGCGCAGCAATTTGCGCGACGCCTTGAGAGTTATCTGCGTAAGAAATTCACTGACTTAAACACAAAAGAGACTGTGCGAATGGCTAACCGTAACCTGTATTTTGGACGTCTCTTCGTTATTAAGGCGTTTTGGAATCCAGTCATTGATGATTTTGATTTTCGATCGATAGAGCCGAACAAGGTACGTTTCAGTAAATTTGCTCGTAAGGAGCAGGATTCAGAATTTGCGATTGAAGAGATTGACGACAATCTTTGTGCATTGTGTCAGCGTTTTCCAGAAAAGAAGGATGTTTTGATGAAAAAATACGGGATTACGGACGAAGCAGATTTGTATATCAAGAATCCAGACGTGAAATACAAAGAGTCGTGGATACAGGATTATGTTGTATTTAAGCTCGAAGATATAGTGCTAGGGAAAATAAAGAATCCGTATTGGGATTGGGAGGGAGTTCTTGTCACTGAAGACGAAGAGGAACAGCTTGATAAGACTGATGCGAGTGGAAAGTTTCAGGGACTTGAGGGACCAGCCCGTCGTGATTACTTGCAGGCTATAAAGCTAGACCAAGAGAGTAGAAAAGCATCAATGCAACAAGAGGTAGTGGAGATGCCTGAAGGAGAAATTGAGCCGTCTCAAGGAGCAACGGGTACCGTACAACCACAATCGCCTAAATATAAACCATACTTTTTCAACTATTTTGATGCCCCACGTAAGCCATATATCTTTGCCACGCTTTTCAATAATGAAAATAAGCCTATTGGTCGTACCGACATGATCACGCTTTCTTCGTCTTTGCAACGCGGTATTGATAAGCGCAAGTGTGACATAGACGAGAACGCAGAACTGGTGAACGGTATTCTTAAGGTGGATGCCACAGTGATGAGTAAGGCTGAGGCACAGCGTATTAGATTTGAGACGAAAGGAATTATTTGGGGAAAGAATGTAAAAAATGGTGTTTCCCGTGAAATGGGTACTCCACTCCCACAATTTGTGTTTGAGGACATGGTTGATTCAAGGCAAGAAATTGATAATATAATGGCTGCTACGAGTGCTTTTCGAGGTGTGCGCGAGGGGCAAGAAACAAAGGCCGGACGACTTGCATTGATCCAGCAGTCATTTTTACGGCTTAATGAGCTTGTACAAGTTAACGATTTCGTCGCACAGGAAATGTTTTCATGGGCGCTCCAGCTTGCAAAGACACGCTACACAGAGCCTCACTATGCAAAATGGGTAGGGAAAGAAGGTGCGCGAGAAGTTATTGATCTTATGCAAGACGATCTTGAGAATGGGCTTGAAGCGAAAGTTATCGCTGGCAAGTCACTGCCAATTGATGATGAATTCCGATTCGAACAAGCGCAAGTAGATTTCAAACAAGGGGCTCTAGGACTCACTGATTATCTCGAGGCAGGTAACTATGACGACCCGAAGACAAAAGCACAGAACGCAGTGAAATATCACCTGGCACCAGTTGTGGCAACGGGTATTTCGGAACAAGACGCAGCCGCCTTGAAACCAAAACCGGAAGAGAAGCCCCCGTCGGTGTCGATTGGTTATTCAGATTTGCCACCGGATGCTCAACTTCAACTTCTTGCTAAGATAGGGATACAGGCGAATCCTGCGATACTTATTGCTGAAAAGATGGCTACGCAAAAGCAGGTGCAGGATAAGAGTAATTTGCAGAAGAAATGATCTTTGAGTAGTTTTCTTGGAGAGAGAAGGCAAGACACATATAAAATATAGAGACTTGCCCTTTCTCTCCAGGAAAACCTGGATTAATAGCATAAGCGTCCAAGCAGTCCCAAGAAGTCGAAAGACCAATCAAGGGAATGGCAGACGCAAAAACTATGACTATAGAAGAAAGTGTGGAGGTGGTTCCCAGTGAGGATAATGGTAACGCCCCAGCGGAGGTTGTCGATCCTACACCAAGCGACCCAGCCAAAACGGAAGATGATCCTGCCGCAGTGGATCCGGCCAAATCTGCCGTTGCCGAACCAGAGCTCTTCGAGCTTCCGGACGGGAGAAAGGTTGACGCAGCGACCCTTAGTAAAGAATGGAAAGATAACTTCTATCCGGACTATACTAAGAAATCTCAGGCGCTTGCGGCTAGAGACGACATTAACAACGTAGAAAAAAGTCCGATTGATGACCCTGACTGGCAACCGAAATCTTACTCAGAATTGCTCTCGAAAGCGGCTGATATTGCTGAGCAAAGACAGCTTCAAAAAGAGCAAGAATCGGAAAAAGCGCGCCTTGCGCTTGAAACGGAGGTAGGAAGCCAGCTGGAAGCAGTGAAAAAAACTGATCCTAACGTAAATGAAAATGCTCTATTTCTTCATGCTACAAAGTATGGGTTCCGGGATCTCCGGTTCGCACATCAAAACATGAAAGACATGAGTGAAACGGCGAAGAAAGTCCAGAAACAAACTGCGGCTGATGTCACCAAGCGGGGGGATCCGGTAAGTATCAATCCAGGAGCGTCGGGAACAAAACTCAATCCGAGTGCGTTCGCGAGCGGAGTCGATTATCTCCGTGCGCTCAAAGGTCAGTGATAGGGCTTAAAACACTATGATATTCAACGCAGCAGTCACTACGACAACGAGGGAATTTATTGTCCCTCGTGTGTACGACCAGGTGACGACAGGGACTCCGGGGCTTATGACTTTCTTGCAAAAGAGATTCAATGCCCCAAATGGCGAATGGACGACAGGTACGTCGTACAAATTCGCTATTAAATACCAGGATACCACCAATGGTGGAAATGCCGGTATTGCAGACAGGTTAGACACCGACCGTCAGAACGTCCGTGTACAGGCAAACTTCAATCTCAAGATGACCTATAAACCGGTCGTTGTTGCGATTGCTGAAACGACAGTAAATATGGGAGACGAGCAGATTGTGAATCTTCTCGATACTGAGTTCGATTCTCAAGGACAGTCCTTGATGAACAACTTGGCTCAAAATCTTTACACTGGCAACGGTTCAGGTAATGATTGGGACTCTCTCGCAAACGCGGCATCAGACTCAACATTGTATGCGACATACGGAGATCTCTCACGATCGACGTACTCAGCATTTAGTGGGTACTATCTTGCTTCAACGGGAGCGCTTACGCTTGCGAAACTCGCTACAGCGGACGACGCGGTAACGATTGGTGTTGACTCTCCTGATATGGCCCTCACGACTAAGGCTATCTGGTCAACATATGAGAGCTTGCTCACGCCTACAGTGCGCGCAAACTTCTCGACGGCCGGCTATCCGAAGATGAATGCATGGGGCGGTGTCCCTTCGTCTCCGGGTCAAGGAGCACAGCAAGGTTTCGTGTATCTTACATTCCGTGGCACTCCGATTGCAAAAGATGAACAAGTCCCATCGGGCAAATTCTTCTTTGTAAACACAAAGGGCTTCGGATTCGTAGGATTCAATTACGAGGACGAAAACATCATCACTGCGAACTTTAAGCAGACTACTGATGCGGTTCCGTCCGGCGTACCTGGCAACGTTAAGTCAACACGCGGATTCCAGTTCAGGAAGTTGATGAGCCCCGTAGACCAGCTCACAAAAGTGGGGTATCTGATTTATGCAGGTAACTTCCTCGCTGTTGAACCACGTTTGAACGGGACTCTTGCAGGAACGTCGTAAGTAGCCCACCTCCTTCTACCGTGAGTTAATGACTACACGAGAAGGTTAAATTACAAAAACTGATAGAGTAGGGATGGATGGAAGTGTAGAATTGCCGCCCAGAATTGCTAGGGGCGCGTGTAAGCACCTCATATTCTTTCTTTGAAAGATTTTCCAGACCTTCGTTATCAGATAAATAATGGCATCACTTTATGCCACGTTCACTTTCCTAGAAAGAGAGCGGAAGAGAAACGGCTAGTTCCTTTTTTGGAATTAGTGTCAGTATCAAAAGACTAACTTGGCTTTAGGAACGAAAAGAATTGAGGATTTCGTGCCAGTTGTGAAGTACAACGAAGGTATTTATACCGAGTTGGCTTTTACTGTCGCGACAGGGGCGGTAGTAACACTACCGTCGACAACGACAATTGGGGGATCGGCAGTTGTTGCTCTTGGTGACATTACATCATCCTCGACAACAGCAGCAGCATTCACAGTCACGAACTCTGGTATCTTCACAGGTGCAAGTGTTACTTCTGTGGTGGCAAATAGTGCAACAACGGGAACAGTATCTCTTATCACAGCGAATGGTTTAACTTCTGGTCACGTGCTTTCGCTTGTGTCCACAGGTACCATTGTAACGACAGGAGATGTGCTCTCTGTTGCGGCGAACACGGCGACTACCTCAACAGGTATTGTACGTGTTAGTGCGACAGGACTCACTGAAGGATTCGCCATGGTGATTACTTCTGGGGGTGCAAATCTTACGACTGGTGGAGCGCTTAACATCAGTAATGGAGCTTCCACAGCAGGTGTGGCAGTTGTTATTGCCTCAACGGGGGTGATGACTACAACAGCGGGATTGCTCACGCTTACGGGGAATAGCGCAACAACTGCTGCGGGACTTCTTCGTGTAAACGGGAACGGTCTGACGACTGGAAATGCAGTGGTGGTAACTTCCTCAGGTGTGATAGCGACGACAGGATCTCTTGTATCTCTAGTTACTACGGGAATGACTACAGGTTCTATGTTGAATCTGTCGCATACGACCGCAGCAATCGCTTCAGGTGGCTCTCTACTTCGCCTAACCTCAACATCGATAGATACTGGTACAACTACCGGCACTCTTCTTGATCTTGCGGCGACAGCGACAGTGGTGGGGACGTTGGTAAAACTTACGTCTGCGTCTCTGACAAGTGGTAAAGGACTCGTCTTTACGCTCGTCGGTCTTACGACAGGCGCGGCTATCGACACGACAGGCATCGCAGCTACCAAACAAAACTTCAATATGAATAGTACAACTGGATCAACAGCTGCTCCGCAGACGAATGCTCCAATTGGATTCTTCAAGATTGGAATTGGTGGTACAGACCAATGGGTTCCTTACTATGATGCTTCATAGTATGGAGGAAGTTAAACCGCATATGGTGAAGCAGACGATAACCTTCTCCGATGGCACTGAGACAGTGATAAACTATCGGGGAGTGGTCGTCGACGGGGTATTAACAGAAGATAATCCAACACCTATGGTTGAAGAAAACGAAGAGAAGAAGGTGGAGGTTGAAGAAAAGGTTGAACCGGAAGAAGAGAAAACTGAGTAATTAAAAAGGATTGCTAATCCAAATAGCCGGAGATGCAGAGTCAAAGGCTGAAAAAAACAACTATGAACACCGTAACTTTCCAGAACGTCTATCAGACAATCACCGCGCGCGGCGAGTTTAAGCTCGGCGAACGAGGCATGACGCCAGATGGACGTGAGTGGACATTCGTTAGTAATGGATCGACCATAGTGAATGGGAACATTGTCGTTCCTGCTGCTGTTGTCGATACCGATCTTTGGTCGTCCTCAACGGACAATCAAAGCCGTATCGTGTACGTAAACCGTGCCGCTAATTCGCTCACTGTGGGCGAGTATGAGGATGCTATCGGATACGTGAATGAGGGCACAGGTGCGGGACAGACGTTTAAGATTCGTACGAACAGTGCGACTCAGTTGACGCTCTATCCTGAAACCGCTCTCGCAACCGCGCTTGCTGTCGTTGACTCTGACTTGATGTACATTGGTATGTCGAAAGTCGTTATCGCAGCAGTAACTTCCAAAGTTCAAATGACGCAAGGAGCCTTCCAGGTTGCTGCGGTATCTGGTGACTTTGGTTGGATACTCGTGAACGGTGATGGCCGTGCCGTTACCGGCGAGGCGCTCACTATCGGCGGAGGCTTCAACTCCGGCGATGACACTACGGGGCAAGTAGTGAAGAATATTGCGACTGAATCCGCTATTACTGCTCAGCCTCTTGGCTATGCCATCATGGCGGGCGCCACTGACCAAGCGGTGCTTGTTCGGTACAATATTCGGTAGTAGGTCGTCTTTGCAGAAAACCCTAGTTTTCTGCAAGACACGGCTTAAAAACCGTCCAGGGAATGACAAAGCTCTGGTTATTAATTAAGGGAAAAAACTATGCCACCAGCAACAGTTTCGAACCCTAATGACTTCAAAGTCGTCAAGTTTACGAACCGAAACGATTTTGGATTCACACCTGAAATGGGCTGCATGTACGATGGCCGCCCCATCTTTGGAATTACAGGTGCTACCGGCATTAACGGCGAGGAGAGTATCGTGCTGCCGTATCATATCGCGCAGCGTTTAGCCACTAATCTCGCTAAGATAGTCCAGTTGAGGCGAGCTCCCACAGTGGACCAGGCCGGAATTCCAACAGGAGTTCCCCTATGGTCTATTGAGGACTTGGAGCAACTGAAACAGTCCTACCTTGAGGAGATGTATTCTGAGACGAAGCCGGTAGCCGTATCCGAAACGGATAGGCTGTTCGCGAAGGTTGAGGAATATAAAAAGATGGTGGACCAGTTGATGGAGAAAGGGGCGGAGTCTCTGGTTATTGAAGGATCGATCGTTGACTCTCCGGTAGATCCGCTTCAAACAACGGATTCTGTCAGTGGTCAAATTCCTGTTTTCGCAGACAAACAAGATGTGATTGCGGCGTTAGAGACGCGCGGCATTCCACATGACAAACGCCTTGGAAAAGATAAGTTAGAGGCTCTTTTGAAATAGAGCACTCCCTCTCGCAAAGACGTGAAAAAGTGTGCAAGCCACTACAGGGATTATGGAAGAAATAGAAGTAGATAAAGCGAGGATGGACGCGCTGCGTTCGCTCTCCGATACGAATATGGCCATTTCTCACGCACGAGAATCGCTCCAAACCCTTGAGAAAAATGAGACGGAATACCTCTTGGAAAGAGAGAAAAAGGTCGTTCTTAGGGTTGAAAACGCGTTTAAGGATAGTTCTGCTTTAATAGAACAGACGGTAAAAAACTATGAAATGGTCAAAGATTTTGCAGGCGTGGTTATCCAGTCTTCGGAACAAATCCAGAAGGCAATTGGTAGCATTAAAGAACACTCCAAGCTCCACGACGAGAGGACGGCAGCGTGGGAAGCGAGATGTACACAACAGGAAGAAGATGTCGCAAACGAAAAGAAGGTGATACAATCACAGGTAATACTACTGAACTCCGAAAAGGAGGGTATAGAAGCGGCAAAAAGACTCCTTGTGGCGCATGAGAGGAAATTAACAGACGAACGCGGGACGCTTGAAAGAGCGATTAAGCGGCTAAGGGAAGGAAGGATTTAATATGATAACGAAAACTTTTACTCCGATAGATGCCAACTATAAACCTATTGCGGGAGCCAACCAAGCAGGGAATGCGCTTGCTGTTACCTATGACGCTACAATTTCTAGCGCTACTTCAATCTCGCTCAACGCGTCAACAACATCTTTTGAAGTGAGCGCTTTCACACAATCCGTTCTACTTCGATATGCAGCAAGCGTTTCCACGACTGTATTTGATGCAGTTATTCCGGCGAATACTTCAAGGGTCTTTATTAAACCTGAAGCGGTAACGGTGATCAGTGTTATAGAGGCTGCGGCGACAGGCGCAGTTGCGGTGATTGAATATTGACATGTCTCGAAGCCTTAAAATGACAAAAGATTGCGATTGGTG